CTTTGCTTCGACAGTTTCTTTTAAGATTTGGATTGACATTTTTCTACCTGGTGTTCCCTCAGCAGATGCTGTTGCATCTGGAGAACCAGCATAGTTGTTAGCAAGTTTGAATGGGCTTAATGCCTCATCACCTGCTGTTGCACCACCGCCACTCTCTGAGTATCTAACTCTCAAAGTGTGGATTTGTCCTACTGGACCAGTCATTGGTTGGACACCAACCAATTCGTTAGCGATAACTGAAGGCATAACCCTTCTAATTAACGGTAACATTACTTTGTTTAATGTTGCTACTGAGCCTGCTCCTGTTGAACCTGCTGTTGCGGCCTCTGACAAATGTCTCTTTGTATTTTCGAGGACCACATCTAACGAAGATTTTCTGTTTCCAGAAAGACCTTCAAGCAAAGCGTCTTTAGTTGCGGACCAGTTGCTTTCAAATAATTCTGCCATTTCTTGCTCCTTTATTTTGAAAGTCCGGCTAATTTACGAAGTGTATCGATCTCTACGATACTACTTTCATCTTTGTCATCGGCTTCCGCTGTAGCAGTTGCCTTTTTATTACCAGTGTGCTCTTTCTTCACAACTGATTCTGACAATGTCTTCTTCACTCTTGGTGCATCACCTTCTAATACACTTGAAATGTACTTGTTAAAAGACTCTTCAAGTTTTTCAGTTTTTACACTTTCAAGTAAATCTGACATAATTTCTTTCTTCTCTTTGCCTAATGGTGCTAAAAGTTCGTTTAACTTCTCTTTTCTTTCGAATCGATCGTTTGCAACTCTTAACTTAGACTCAGTTAATTTAACTGAATCCTCGCTTTCTGCAATCTTTTCGTTTGCTTCAGCAAGTTTTGTTTCCATTTTGGCTAGTGTTTTCTGTATATCTCTGATTTCTTTGCTTTCGTTTAGGTAACTAGTACCGTATTCGTTTGCAAAGGCTTCAAAAATTCTGCGACCGAAGTCATTTTCACGAGCCTTAGTAATGTCATTACGGAAAGTTTTGACTTCTTCAGTTATAACCTTGTTAATAACGCCTTCGACCTTATTAGCGGCTTTACTGATGAAATCTTTTTTGGCTTCTGCTAATTGCTTCTTGCCTTCTCTTACCATTTTGACTTTCTGCTCAACTAGAGATTTTTTATCTTCGTGGAATTCTGCTAGTTCGCCAGCAAGTGATTCTGTTACAAACTCATCGAGTTTTGCAACATGTTCGCTTACTTTTGATCTATCTGCACGAAGTTCCTTAACTTCTTTTGCAACCATTTCAGTTACAAATTTGTCAAGTAGTTTTGCATGTTCACTAATGGCTTTATGATATTTGACTCTGTCATTTGCTAAAGAATTTTTCTCTTCTGCAATTTGAGCCACTTCCGCTGTAACTTGTTCTGAGATAAATTTATCCATTGCGTCAACGATTAGACTTTTGTCATGCTCGTATCTTTGGGCAAATTCTTCTCTAAGTTCAGCAGTAAGTTCCTCTCTTGCTTCAGAGATTTTCTGTTCCCATGCTTCTTGTAGACTAGTCTTAACTTCTTCAGTTAATTCTGCGCCTTCAAGTAAGTCATTAAATGTCACTGCCATAGTAGTCTCCTACTTCTTCTATAGTTTGAGATCATTTATGAGCTTGTGAATTTCGCTCAATAAATGCTTTTCTGCACTTTTATCGTGTGTTACTGCTTCAGCAATGCCATGTAACATAGCACCGCCTCGCATGTTAAATAAACTTTCATAGATAGTCTTTGGGTAGGCATCTGGTGCACTGGGCTGGGCCACAATGTCCACAGTAACAATATCAAAGTCAGAAACTTTACCTGACTCATTAACGTTACCGGAACCTCTACTTGAAACGCCCAGTTTTGCTCCTGCCTTAAGTAATGCTCTCGCAATATTACCCATAGGTGTATCTATAATCTTTAATTTACCTAGACCGTCACTGTCATTGCAATGCATTTCTGTAATGATATGACTAACTCTGTCTAGGTTGATCTGTAATTCTTCTGGATGATCTAACTCACCCATTACAGTCTCACCTTGTGATAGTCTAGATTTAACACTTTCTACTGCTTTTTTAATTTCATCTTTGGGATATACTCTACCGTTTTGGTTTTTTACATCACCTTGTATGAACAGTCCAGCCATAAAAAGGTCTTTACCGTCTGAAGATTCCATGATTTCTACCTTGGATTGCTCCGGGCTCATGTATTCATATAGTTTTCTAGCCATCATATTTGTTTACTCCAATCAGTAAAAAGACTTACGCCTTTTTAGGTTCAACTTTAATGTTGTCTGATGGTGTGTGATCTTTTGGGCTATTAGCACCTGAGTCACCGTCTGAACCGTCTTTTGCTTTAACTGGTTCGCCTGCACCTTCAACTTTAGTCTTTGCTGGTGCTTTTGACATTGGTGATTCATTACTATCTGCTTCGCCGCCTTTAGGTTCTGCTACTGCATCTTGTAACTTAGTTGCTTCTTCAACAACTTCGTCTTCAACAGCATCTTCGTCTAAGTCGTACTCTACAGACTCAAGATCAAGTTCGTCTTCCATGTCCATGTCGCCCATTTCTTCTGCATCGGCGTCCATTTCTGCTTCTTCTTCATCTGAACCTTCGTCATCTGCTAATAGTTTTTCGAATTCTGCTTTAAGATCGTCTAATTCGTCTTCAAGTTCGTCGACTTTATCTTCTAGATCTTCGTCGCCTTCCTCTTCGCCTACTTCGTCTGCTTCGATCTCTTCTTCATCAGCAAGAATGTCATCTTCGAAATCGTTGCTTTGATCAATTACTTCATCAACTGCATCTTCTTCGACTGCTTCTTCTTCTGACTCTTCTGATTCTTCAACTGCATCTTCTTCTGATTCCTCAGATTCTTCTACAGCCTCGTCTTCTTGTTCTGTTGCTTCTTCAACTTCTACTTCTTCGGATGAATCTTCATCTAAAATGTTTTCGTATTCTGCTCTTGCCTTAGCAACAACATATTCGTGTAACATTTCTTCTGCTTTTTCATTTTCTTCAGAAAGGAGAAGCTCAAGAATTTCTTCCAATTTACTTCTTGATTCTGACATTGTGGCCTCCTTAAAATTAAGAATCTAATGCAGATATAAAGTCAATATTTATAACTGCCTACTAATACTTATATAAAAGATGTGTTTTTGGGTAAAAATGGTGTGGTTTTGAGTCAAACGGCGGCAAGTTACGCCGAATGTGTAAAAAAGTGTTTACAATGTGGCTTGTTCTTGGCCAGCAGTATTATACATGACCTTAACAAATTTTTTGTGTTCTATGTCTTCTGCTTTTTGCAGTTCTCTGTACTTACGCAGTTTATTTATCTGTTCTAGTGTGAGTTTTGCTTTTCGTGTGTCATCCTCTTGCCTTTCAACAAATTCGTCAAACTCTGGATTGTAAAACTCTACTAATCTCATTATATTCCGCCTTCTGGTCCTGGTATACCACCTGCATCTGGACCTGGTACAGTAGTATTTATGTCTTCTGCGCCTTGTTCAGGTGTACCTAAATCATCTAAATCTGCGTCAGCATCTGGATTTACTGCACTGTCTGGATTAGGTCTAATACCAATATTTCTTAAATCTAATTGATTCTCGCCAGTATCTTGAAACTTAGTAAAGTCGTTTTCTTCACGCCATAAGTGTTCGTTTTCTTTAATTTCGTCTTCTGTAAGACCTAAATATTTCTTAAGTTTAAATTGATTACTTAGATAAGGTATTTGTCCTAATGCATTAAACAGTGTTGCTCTTTCATTGTCTAGACTTAGATCTCTATAAGAACTAAAGTTCATAGGCTTCTTAAATTGCAATTTAAACATACTGCTGTCTACATCAATGCCTTTTTTCTTCAAGTACATTTTAAATTCATGATCTAAATCTTCTTGTACTTGCTTCTGTAGTCTTTCCACATATCTAGCAAATCTATATTCCTGAATATAAGCAATACCAACTTTACCGTCATTGTATTGTGCAGAACCATCATCTGGCCCTGTTGGCAAATAACTTGCTGGTATTCTTAAACCACGTAACAGTTTGTTATTAAAGTATCTTAAATCGTCTATTTGTCCTAAGTTTTCACCGCCTGGTAATGTGTCTACTTTACTACCTCTACCGTCTGCCGTTTGTGCAAAGAAGTAGTCCTCCAGCATACTCATCGGATTATATGCGGCATCTACAACATTACTGCCGTCACCTTTTTTATTAGGTACACGTTTTTGCTGTACTTCATATTTGACTTGTTCTAAGTATTGACGTGCTTTGTGTGGTGGCATATTACCAACATCAATAAAAAACACACGTCTTTCAGGTGCTCTATGCACTCTGTAAATGATAATTGAATCTTCTAATAGTTCTTTTTGCTTGAACACTTTAAAGATAGGTTCAAGTATGCTAACACCAAATGGCCATGCATGGTCCATGCCTTCTGTTAAACTAACATGTACAATGTGTTTAGCATCTACTGGTATACCTTGGTCAACACCGTCTATTGCACCAGTTAAGTAATTACCGGCCTGTGTTGCTACAGGACTCATTACACCTGTTAAGCCTTGTCCAGCACCATATGGTCTTGCATGTAATGGTGCTACTTCTGTTGCTACTTGCTCTGCAAAGTTAGGTTCTAGATTTTTAACAAAATATGTTTCAATCTTTTTACCTTCGCTTTCATTTACTATAACTTTTTCGATATTTGCAGGATCAACCCAAAACAATTCGTATGTTTCTGGATCTCTAATAAAGAATTGATCACCGTACTTACACACACTTCTAAACATTTTAAATGCTCTTTTGTGTAATTTATTAAGCCTGCACCAATTTTTAAGTGTTTGCAATAAAATTTTGCTTTCAGTATCACTAGGTTTATGGTCGTACTCTATATCAAATGGCAATCCTGTGTACTCGTCTTCTTGAGTACCAAATTCTGCAATAGTATCTAGTGCGGCATTTACTTCTAAATCGCTGTCCATTTGATCATACTGAATATATCGCATAAGTCTGTTAGGACTTCCTGCATATACTTCTGGTAACCAACTTGCGTATCTACTTGATGCCGCTCCAGGGCCTCCTGCATCTGCGCCAGGTGTTTGTACATTCAGAGGTAACCCTGAATTATCAAATGGTGTAAAATGTTTTCTCCAGCTCATAAAATTCCTAGTGTCTATATATAATACACTATTTATCGTATGTTGTCAACCTGAATGATTAAACTTGGTCTTTAATATCTCTAGAATAAGAAACTTGTTGTTTTAATAGCCTATTTTGTGCGTTTGTTGCCTCTAACAATGCTAACAATACATCATAGGAATTTTGTGTATCTGGTGCTTGTGAGCCAGTGGTTGTTGTAGTATCTGTTTGCTCTGTTTGATTTTGTGCTAACATTGTATCAGGCGTTTGAACATCTGTACTAGGCATATCACCTGGCTGTATTTCTCGCATAACACGTTCAGGATTATTAACGTATGCTTCGCCTTTTATGTTAGTTTGATATTCTTTGCCTTGGAATCCAAAAACGCCGCCTGCTCCGCCTTGTATTTCTCTTGCTTCTGCAAATGCTTGTCCAAAATTTTCTTTATCGCTAAAGTCGTTTGGATCCATTTGCTGAGTTTGTTCAACAACAGGAACTTTTTGTGCTGTTTGCATAGTTGCAGTTTGCATGCCTGACAACAACATAAGTTGTTCTGGTGTTAGCATATCTAATGCACTGCTTAAATTATCAACGGCAGATACCATATTAAATATACCATCACTAGCAATAGTCCATTGATCTTTAATGTTTTGACCGTCAATGTCTTTTGCGGCATCATTGAACTTAGTTACTGCATCAGGCATTTTATCTAATGCATCAACCATTCTAGTTATGTCTGGTGCTACAGTTCCTAGTTCTTTTAATTTTTCAAATGGTGATTTGCCGCCAAATAGTGAACCTAATCCATCTAATACATTACTAATTAAATTACCTGCACTTAGTCCTGCAAGACCGGCCGCTAAACTTAATAATGCTGGGCCTACTTGTCTTACTTGATCTAATGGAACACCTTCTAGTGTTTTTAGTCCATCTGTCATATCTTGCATCCAAGCAAATGAATCTTTACTAACACCCATTGCTATGATTGGTGCAATACCTAATGAAAGACCTAAGAAACCTAGTCCTAATGCACCTAGAGAACCTGCTACTGCTAACAGTGACCCTGCGTCTATAGTTGCTAGATCTTTAATTGCTTCTGTAAACGGAGGTATCTTTTCTGATGCTGTCAGCATACTTTCTGCTAATGGAGTAATAACTACGTTCATTAACGCCAAGCCTGCCGCTACTACTAGCATTAGAGGTGTTGTAAGAGCTAATACAACCATTGCTCCTGCTATACCTATTAGCGATGCGGCTAGTGTTGCCCATGCACCGACGTCGATCTCATCGACCATTTTCATGCCTTCTATGAATGGGCCTATGTTTTCGCCAATTAATTTCATTGAGAATGCAAATGGTATAAGTGCCATTCCTAATGCCGCAATGGCTACTGACCCTAGCAATATAAATGGTAATGCAAATCCCATTGCCGCCGCGGCCGCGGCTACTAATCCTAATCCCACTGCCAATGCCGCAATGTTGTCTAAGCCAACATCTTTAACCATGCTAAGTGCAAATGCAAATGGTATTAATGCCGCACCTAGTATTCCTATAGCAATAGAACCTTGTATAAGTGATCCTAACACTTTGCCAAGTACCATAGCAACACCAGTTAATGCCAACAGTGCTACACCGCCTTTTGCAATGCTTTCCCATTCTACATCACCGAACATTTTTAAGCCAAGTGCCGCTGGCATAAGTGCAACACCTAATATTGCTATTGCGGCCGCACCTTTTATCATGCTCTTAGTACTCTTCTCTAACAGTTTAGTAATACCTACTAATGCACCTAAGGCAGTTATGCCTTTAAAGAAGCCACTCCAACTAACTTTACTAAACAACATAAAACCTGCACCTGCGGCCACTAATGCGCCGCCCAGTGTTAATATTGTTAGAGCCCCTTTTTGTACTTTTGCGTTACCAAACTTGCCGACACCTTTGGCAATTTTTTCTAGTATGCCACCATTCTTAGCACCACCTTTAATTTCTGGCATATCACCGCCACTAGCGGCTGGACTTCCTTTGCCAGTAATTTTATCAACTAATGCATTTCCAGTCTTACCAGTGGCCCCAGAAGCACCGCCACCTTTTTTGCCAAACATGTTTCCTATGAAATCTTTGGCTCCTTTAAAGCCGTCTTTCATTCCGGCTAGTCCTTTCTTGAAGTTTTCTAACTGGCCACCTATACCTGAAATAACTTTAAAGCCTACTAACGCCGCAATTCCTAGTGCTAACAACGGAAATAGTTTACCCATCCACTTAATCATTGTGCCTAATGCACTTGCAACTTTGATTGCTCCGGCAACTACATCTGGTAGTACTTCTATGAAACTTGCAATTCCGTTTGCGGCCATTTCTATGTACTTGGGTAGTTTTGCCGCTAATTGTTCGCCCATGCTCATGAATTGATCATTAAGGCCTTCTGCTCCACCTAAATCAAAACCAAATGCATTTGCTATTGCTGTAGTAATAACTTTTTTGGCTTCTCCAAAAGCCTTCATTAAATCATCTGATTTACCTACACCTGTTAGGAATGAATACTTAATAGCATCAAAGGCGCCTGTTAGTTCTTTCATTATTGTTTGTAGAACGTTAGTACCTTTTTGGACTCCTTCCATAGTGAAGCCTTTGTTTATGTCTTTTAATCTTTTTTCACTTTGTTCGAATTGCGAAACAGCCTTAGCCATTGATATTGCTTGTTGATCACCAGCCCTTGCTAGTGCAAATATTCTGTTCTTTTCTGCTTGGCTTAAATTACCTAAACTGCTAGTAATATCTTGTGCCATGGCATCTGCTTCTTCTTGGCTAAGTGTACCGTTTTGTATAGCAGTAATATATTCATTCATAGGTCCTGCTAAACTAGGTACTGCTCTCACATAGCCGACCATTTCATCACTGAAGCCCATAGCACCCATGGATGCCGCTTCTGTAAATGCGTTTGCTATATTGGCACCTTCTTGACCACCTAATGCTCCCATGGCACTTGCAAAGTCTCTGATACCCGCAGTTACCGAACCTCTTACATCACTGCTGAATCTTATCATAGTAGCAGTCAGTACAGGTGTGTTTTCTAATACACTGTCTGCAAACTCAACAAGAGCATCTCTACTCATACCTAATGCTCTAGTATAATTTGTTTGTCTAGTTACAGTTGTTTGAATTTGTTTGTTTAATGCCGCTCTGCTGGCCGCTGTACTGGTATCTAAAGCACCTAATCTCTGTCTGGCGGCCATTTCCTCACCATACATATTAGTTACACTTTCTAGACTCATACCTAGTGCCGCACCGCCTTCAGTAGCATCTAGGAATGCACCGGTCATCTTAGTGACGTTTGTTAATCCTTGTGTAGCAATGACATTAGAGAACTGCCCCATGTAACTTGCGGCATCTATACCTTTTGTAGATAATTCTGCTAGTGCCTGAGAAGCACGTTGCCCATCTCTAGCAGTGTCTACAAAACCTACACCTACAGCAGTTAAATCATTAAGTTCATTACCTAAACTCAAGAACTCTTTAAGTATGAATCCACCTATAACAGTTGCGCCGGCTATTAATGCACCTGTAACTTTCATTACACCATCGTACATGCTGGTCATTATCTTCTCGCCCATTGCTAGGCGTTTGTTATAACGATCTACTGCATCTTGGTCTAATGTAAATTCTGCGCCTGATTCGGCTAGTTTTTTCAGTGCTTCTAATTGCTTTTCTCTGTCTTTGTCTGCTTCTTCTTGTGATTTTTTGGTTTCTTTAGTAGTTTCTTTGGTTATTTTAACCAGTTCTTCCATGTCTTTAGCATTTTGCTCTGCTACTTTTTTATTAGGAAAAGACTTGTTAATGGCCGACAAGATCTGTTGCATAGTAGATTCTAAGGCAAAATCTGGTATTGTGCCTTGAACTTCTGCTCCAGTTTCTGGGTCGTTGTACTTAAAATCTGCCATAAATCAAAAAATCCATTAAAACATGTTTTTATGGTGATAAATAGTTTGTAGATAAAAACATGTTATGCATGTATTTATCTGAAACATTAACTGGAGTTTTAATAATGGCAAACAAACACAATCCATTAAGTGCTTTTTATAGAGCACCTAAATTCTTCACTGCAATACCAAGTGGAGGAAAATTTTATACCCCTGATATATGCGAAATGCCAGATACCAACGAACTTCCGGTATTTGCTATGACATCAAAAGATGAACTTATGATGAAGAACCCTGATGCGTTACTTAACGGTGAAGCAGTTACACAGGTAATTCAAAGTTGTGTCCCAAATGTTAAGAATGCTAGAAAAATGTTGAGTAGCGACATTGACGTATTGTTAATTGCAATTCAGGGTGCAACATATGGCGATGACATAGATGTTACAGCACCATGTCCAAAATGTGAAGAAACATGCAGTTCAGTTGCAAGTGTAGATAGTGCTCTAGCAACTATGGGAACATTGCAAGATTCTTACACAGCAGAAGTAAATGGTTTAACAATTACTATTAGACCTTTTACATACGAAAGCACAATTAAAGCAGGTATTACTAATTTTAGAAGTACTAGAAGTTTACAAGCATTAGCAGATATTCCTGATGAAATGGAAAGACTGAGATTGTTTAACGAAAACTTCAAGCAGATTTCTGCACTTAACTACGAACTAACTGCTGACAGTATTGACAGCATTTCATTTATTGACGAAAATGGTGAAAAGGTTGTAGTTAGCGACAGACAGCATCTTACAGAATTTTTAGATAATGCTGACAGCTCAATTGGTGCATCAATAGAATCTCAAATTACAGAAATTAACGGTGTAGGCATTAACTTAGAAATGCAAATGGAATGCGACAAAGAAAGTTGCCTAGACGATGGCGAACCACATGTATTCTCAAGTAAAGTAAATTTTGATCCTGTAAATTTTTCCACGGCTTCCTAGCACGGGCAGAGCCTGAAGAAATTACGGCTTATATTGGGAAGCTCAGAAAAGGTCAAGATGCCCTCAAAAAATCTCTCACAGAATTAGTTATATACAGTGAGGGATCGGTATCCTGGTCTGAGGCGTGGATTATGAGCTATCAAGAACGCGAACAATTTGTTAAAGTTCTCAACAAATACAATGCTGTGAAGTCAGGAAAGAACCCTAATTCAATAGTTGAATAAGATGGAAACTTATTGTGCTCACTTACATAACAGCATTTACTTGTCGCCGACAGGAGATGCTAGACCTTGTTGCCGTTATCGTGAGTCTTTAAATTTGTCATGGAACGAAAATACCGATGACATTATTAATTCTCCACAATACAACGAACTAAGAAATAAAGCAGATAACGGTATTCCTTTAGACGGCTGTCAAAAATGTTATGCAGAAGATCGTGCAGGCATTGAAAGTATTAGAAGTCGTGTAAACAAAAAATTTCCAAAGCCTAAAAACAAATTAGAATACTTGGAGATATCTTTCAACAATATATGTAATTTAAAATGTGTTGGTTGCGAACCAAAGTACAGTAACTTATGGGGCCGCGACTTGGAAGTTCCGAACCCCGAAGTTTACAACAATGCTTCTTTACCCAAAGACTTATCCGAACTAAAATTTTTAACATTCTTCGGCGGCGAACCGTTTGCTACCTCCGAGCACCAAAATTTCCTAGATGGTATAGTAGAGCAAGGTTACGCATCTAACATATCTGTACAGTACACAACCAACTGTACACTTATGCCCAGTACCGACTGGGTAGACACAGTAAACAAGTTCAAAGACGTAACTGTTATATGTAGTATAGACGGCATAGGAAACATAAACGAAGACATACGTCAAAACTCAAAGTGGCACAAAGTACTTAAGGTATTTTCCTTTTTTAAATCCATAGACGTGAGATTGGTTGTGAATAGTGTTATTATGCAAAATAACATACATCATTTAAAAGACTTTGCAGAATGGATTAATCAACAAGATATCGATGAATGGAGATGTAATGTACTTACGTGGCCTGAACATCTACGCATTGATAAACTTCCTAGCACAGATAAACAAGAACTATACGATATTATATCTAATATCAAATGCCCAGATAAAAACAATATTTTAGAATACTTAGTTTAGACACTTCGTGTCTTATCTTGTTGCATTCAATCGTTTCGTTTCACTGCACTCTTTCACTTACAAGATATTTTTTTATTAAAGAAGTTATCATGAAAGTTAAGCCATAATTCACCCGTAAGCCGGGTGAAAAAAATATGGATGTCATCATGATGAGCATCGCCATCTCTAACTCGGGTGTTTAAACGGGAAGTGGTAAGCCTTGTCTCCCCTACACTACCGTCACTGCTTTCGCACTTACGGAAACTTGTATAACCTTGTAGAGTTCAGTTATACAAATTTGCAGGTTGCTTTTTCTCATTGCCTGCATCATCTAATACTGTTGTCGTGTATATGTATCTCATGTACCGCCATACATTCCAGAATCTCGCACCGTGTTTAACGGATTGTCAAGGAAATCGATATTATGTGCCTCGATGGGGTGGTGTATGGACCTATGTGTGTGCCTATGTTAGCCAGGTGTGGCTTATGTGCCTTAATGCAGTTATAGTTATATGTTTGATAAACTTTCTTTGAGTATTTTTGAACCACCTACTCTCACATTGATTATACCATTATAATAATCGTCTGTAAGCAATACTTGTCTCTCGAATTGTTCCTTGGCTTCTAAGTAACTAGCGACACCTCGACTAGGGCAAAAGTATAATATTTCACGAATGAAATTGTCCTCACCGTACTTTTCTACATCCGCTTTGAGATGATCTGAACTGCCCCAATACTCTCGCCAATCACTTTCCTTGGTGCCTCGGCGTTTGTTCTTTTTACCTTTTAGTGGTGGTTTAGTTGTTTTGAATTTTGCTAGTTTTTTACCAACATATTTCATGCCGTTCTTTTTATTAGTTATCAAGTATACAAATGCTTCGCAACCTTCCGGTAATTCGTTGATTTGTTTTCCTTCATATATCCAATAAGACATACATAAATTTATCAACCTTTCAAGATCATG